CGATTATGGAACGGTGAATCCCACCTCCATGGGGTTGTGGGGGCTGCGGGGCGGGGTATGGTACCGGGTGGCGGAATTCTACTTCAGCTCCCGGCGGGAACAGCGGCAGATGACCGACGAGGAGTACGCGGCGGCCCTGGAGAAACTGGCAGGAGGACGGAAGATCACCGCGGTAATCGCGGATCCGTCGGCGGCCAGCTTCATGGAAGTCCTGCGGCGTCACGGCTGGAAGGTGGTCAAGGCGGACAACGATGTGCTGTCCGGGATTCGGTTGACTTCGGATTGTCTGAAATCCGGGCGGATCGTGATTTGCGAGGGCTGCGCCGACTGCCTGCGGGAGATGGATGCCTATGTGTGGGATCTGTCTTCCGGCGCGAAGGATCGGGTGAAGAAGGAAAATGACCACGCCATGGACGATATGCGCTACTTCGTGGCCACGGTGCTGGGGAAGCGGCAGCCGGGGTTTGTGGCAAGAAGCGTGGAACGGAAAAAGTAGAGATATAAATTGTAGTTTGGCGGTGCAGTAACGATAGCAGCCAGTAGGGGAGGGTTTCTAACCCTCCCTCAACCTGCCGACAATTGAGCGGTTGGTTTCAAGCAAAAATCTATCATTTCAAAAACAAACCACAACAATACGGAATCGTTTTGTTGGAGGGAGGGTTGAAAACCCTCCCCTACAGTAAGAATGCCTAATGAAACTAAACTACAATTTATCACACTAATTACAAGGAGGAAAATGAAAATGGAAATCAAAAAGGAAAGCCGGGTGGAAGTCAGCGGCGCGCCCACAGCGGCCCAGCTGGAAGCCATCAATGCCCACGCCAAGGGGAAACTGACGGCGGAGCAGGTGTATGTGTTCTCACTGCGGCTGTGCGACGATCAGGTGGACCGGGATATGGAGCGGTTTGACACCGCGGCACTGCCGGCACTGGCCAGGCTGTTCATCGGCAAGACCGGCATTGTGGATCACCGCTGGTCCAGTGATGCTCAGGTGGCCCGGATCTTTGAGACCCAGGTGATCCGGGAAGAGGGAGTCAGCTACATCAAGGCCTGGGCTTACATCCGCCGGGGCGGCAATGCCCAGGAAGTCATCGATGACATCGAGGCCGGGATCAAGAAGGAAGTCAGCGTGGGATGCGCCATGGGCTGGTCTGCCTGCTCCATTTGCGGCGGGGAGTACGGAGCCTGCGGCCATCAGAAGGGCCAGTATTATGACGGTCAGCTTTGCTGTGCCATTCTGAAAGAGCCGGTGGATGCTTACGAATTCTCATTCGTGGCGGTGCCTGCCCAGCCCGGGGCCGGGGTTTTGAAGGGGATGGGTGCCGGAAAGCGGACGCTGAAGGACCTGGCAGAGGAATTCGGCGCCCAAAGTGAGTACCGGGCGCTGTTCAAGGAGGCCCAGCTGGGCCGCCAGTACCGGAAGGAACTGGAAGATGCCGTGGTTGGGCTGTGTCTGGCCCTGGAACTGGGGGCTGAGGAGCCGGTGCTCCGGGGTGTGGTCAGCGGCGCCGGTGCGGAAGATCTGATGAAGCTGAAGGCGGCGCTCCAAAACCGGGTGGATGCCATGTATCCTGTGTCTACGCAGTTGCCCGGCGCGGAAATCCGGGCGGCGGAAGTGGAAAGCGGGTTTTTGATTTGAAAAGGAGCGGAAGATATGGACTGGAAACGGAAGAAAAAAGCCGGGCCGGTGGCGGTGTGTCAGCTCCGCAGCGGTGAGACCCATCCTTTCGGTGCGCTGCGTGGATGCGTTCCTCTGGGCACCGGAGAGGAACGGGTCTACCGGCAGCTGCGGGAGGCGGTGCCGGTGGTGGATGCGGCGGTGGGAAAGCTGGTGCGGCTTACCGGCGGATTTCAAGTGAAGTGCAGAAACGCCAAGGCCCAGGAAAAACTGAACGCCTTTCTGAAAACGGTGCCCTGCGGGTACGGGCAGGTGGGGATCCAAAGCTTTTTTGCAAGTTTTCTGGACAGTCTGCTGACTTACGGTCGGGCAGTGGGCGAGCTGGTGGTGGCCGGAGGAAAACTCCGGGGCGTATGCTGCGGCGATGTGACGACTCTGGAGGTCTGCGAGGGCAGCTCCTGTCTGGAAACGGAGCTTTGGGGGCCGGACAGCCGTGGGCAGATGCGCAAGCTGCCGTATCAGCATCTGCTGCTGTTCGCGGCGTGTAACCCGGAACCGGCCCATCCTTACGGCGTCAGCATCCTGCGGGGCCTGCCGTTTTTGGCGGATATCCTCATGAAAATCTACCACACTATCGGCGTCAACTGGGAGAGGGCCGGAAATGTGCGCTACAGCGTGATCTGCAAGGGCGCGGACAACATGGATCCGGCGGTGGCCCAGGAACGGGGCGCCGCGGTGGCGGCCGAATGGGCCCGGGCTATGGAGGATAACAAAAACGGCACCGTCCGGGATTTTGTGGCTGTGGGGGATGTGGAGATTAAGGTCATCGGCGACGGCGCGCCGATCCTGGATTCCCAGGTGCCGGTGCGGCAGATTCTGGAGCAGATCGTGGCCAAGACCGGGCTGCCGCCTTTCCTGCTGGGATTCAGCTGGAGCACCACGGAGCGCATGAGCGCCCAGCAGGCGGATCTGCTGACCTCGGAGCTGTGGGCACTGCGCCGAACCATGGAGCCGGTACTGGAGCGGATCTGCCGGATGTTCCTGGCGCTTGAGGGTCTGGATGACCGGGTGGAAATCCTGTGGGATGAGATCAGCCTGCAGGACATGACGGAAGCTGCCCGGGCAGAACTGTATGCTGCCCAGGCAGGAAAGCTCCGGGCGGAAATGGAAAAATAAGTGGTATCAACTAAGGGTTAGCCGGAAGATCCGGTTGCCATATATTTTTAGGAGGAATGAAAAATGGGTTACGACAATCTGAAATTGGAAAAGGGTATGTACCGCCAGGCGGGGAAGAGTTTCACCCAGGTGCTGGAGTCCCTGGACCCCAGCGAGAACTACCGGGGCACCGCTCTGGAGGGCACCGATGCGTTCCAGCGCCAGCTGAAGCGCTTCGGCATCCGGGCCAAGGGTGCCGGTTCTTCTCCTGTGGAGAAATTCTTCGCCACCATGGATTCTGCGGTGCTGTTCCCCGAGTACATCGCCCGCACCGTCCGCCAGGGCATGGAGGAGAATGATATCCTGCCTTCCATTGTGTCCACCACCACCGTCATCGATTCCATGGACTACCGCTCCATCTACTCCGTTCCCACTGATGAGGACAAGGAACTGAAGAGCGTGGCCGAGGGCAACGAGATCCCCACCACCGAGGTCAAGACTAAGGAGCATCTGGTCAGTCTTTCCAAGCGGGGCCGGATGCTGGTGGCATCTTACGAGGCCATCCGCTTCCAGAAGCTGGATCTGTTCTCCGTCATGCTGCGCCAGATCGGTGCCTACATCCAGAAGCAGCAGCTGGCCGATGCGGTCAATGTGCTGATCTCCGGCGACGGCAACGACAACGCCGCCGTTCAGTACACCATCGGTACCGATCCCATTTCCGGCACCAAGGGCACCCTGGGCTATGACCAGCTGGTGGAGTTCTGGGGCCAGTTCGATCCCTACACCATGAACACCATTCTGTGCTCTACCTCCACCATGACGGGCCTGCTGAAGGTGCCCGAACTGCAGAATCCTCTGACCGGGCTGAATTTCCAGGGTACCGGCAAGCTCAGCACCCCTCTGGGCGCTCAGCTCCATCGCACCGGTGTGGTGGCCGACGGCGTTATCATCGGTCTGGACAACCGCTACGCTTTGGAGCAGGTTCGTGCCGGGGATGTGATGGTGGAATACGACAAGCTGATCGACCGCCAGTTGGAGCGGGCCGCCATTACTTCCATCTGCGGTTTCGGAAAGATCTGCACCGAGGCGGCTGCGGTTCTGAACGTATGAATCTAACGGAACAGGTCTATGCCCAGGCATGCCTGCTGGCAGGAGTCCTGGAAGCCCGGGAGCAGGAGCTGCTGCGGCTGCTCTGCGGCGGCGCTGTGACCTCCCTAAAGTCCCGGCTGCGGCCGGGCTTGATGCCGGAGGACTGCCGGGCGGATTTTGTGGCGGCGGCCAGCCTGTTTGCCCTCAGCGCTTTGTCTGCGGCATCGGAGGAGAAGAACCTGGACGAAATGAAGATCGGAGATGTGACGCTGAAGCGGGCCGGGGCCGACACAGCCTCCAAGTGCCTGTACAGCCAGGGAGAGTTGATCATCGCGCCCTATCTTGCGGACCGGTTCTGCTTCCGGGGGGTCTGATATGGGGAACGTGCTGGAACGGATCATGGACCGCTATGGGACGGCCATGGTCTGGCACCACGACGGCAAGGAGGAAGCCCTGCGGGGCTTCCTTCAGCCGGTGACCTCCCGGAGCTGGCAGAAATTATTGCGGGAAGTGACTCCGTTGGGGGCGGTGTCCACGGGGCTGTATGTGTATTTCGGTCCTGTGTCCCGGGAAGTTCAGCCCGGAGACCTGCTGGGCCTGGGGCAGCGCAGTTACCAGGTCCGGCGGACGGAGATCATTTATGACCGGGCGGGGCCTGCGTATCTGTGGGCTCTGTGCGCCCGGAAAGGAGGGGAATAGCCATGGCAATGCTGATCGTGGATGCGGTGATCGAAGCGCTGACGGAAGCGGGACTTGGGGCGCAGAAGGCATATCCCGGCGCCGCCATGCCCAACATCACCCAGGCCCAGTTGGCGGTGAATCTGGAGAAACTGGACTACACCGCCCGGTCCGCCACGGTGCTGGTTACGGTGATGGTGCCGGTGGAGCAGGGCGGCGCGTCCTGTGAAACGGCGGCAGTCCGGGCCGGAACGGCCCTGGAATCCATAGGCGGCGTGGTGGTCCAGGAGGAATGCCGCTTCAACGCCTACGCCGATGCCTACTATATCCGGGTCCTGGGGACTTTCTACGGCTCCGCGGTGATGGAAGGATGGAGCGCAGCCTCGGAATTTTCGGTGGAAATCGATGATACGGTGCTGAAGAATGCCGTATCTTTCCGGGCGGAGCAGGCGGTGGACGATGTGACCGGAACGCCGCTGAGTACCGCCGTCTGGACCTTCCGGCTGGAGGAAAAGTTTGGTTGGGGCGAAGGCCCGCTGCCGGCCCCCACGGAGAATTTTTCCGTGACGGTGCTGCGCAGCAGCGGCATGGAGATCTACGACGAATGTGTCTGGACTTCCGTGGAGCTGGAGGATACGACCACAGGCTTACGGCAGATCCGCACCGGCGTGGCCAAAACCCGGGGATTCATGGTGGTGGGCTGACGGTTGCAATGGATCGGACGGTGTGATACAATGATGCCGGGAGGCGATGGTATGAACGAGCTGTTTATCGGAATGCTGCTGGTGTTCCTGGATGTGAATATCGGCTTCAATAACCACATCTTTGATATCCTGCCGGATTTTGTGGGATATTTTCTGATGATGCGTGGTCTGGAAGCACTGGCCGGAAAAAGCCGTTATTTTGAGAAAGCCCGGCCCGTGGCTATGGGTATGGCAATCTACAGCGCGGCCTTGTATGCGGTGGATGTGTTGGCAGTGACGGTGTATTCCCGGTTTGTAAGCTTCTGCCTGGGCATTCTTGCCTTGGCAGCCAGTTTGCTGCTGGGCTGGTGGATTGTTTCCGGTGTCCGGGAAATGGAACGGATTCAAAACCGGGACCTGGATGGTGAAAAACTGCAGAATTTTTGGCTGTACATGGCCATCATCCAGGGAATCACTTATGCCTGTGGCTGGATCCCCCTGGTGGGCACCATGGGCAGCATCGCGGCACTGGTCATGAACATCTGCTTCCTGGCGGCATTTTACCGGACGAAAACCCTGTACGAAGGCCAGAACTGAAAACGATCCCGGAGGAATGATCCTCCGGGATTTAATTTTGGTGATTCTCTCAAAAAGTTGTTGCAAAAACTTGTGATATGTGCTACAATGCTCTGTGTGTCCGAAAGCGGGCAGCATTTCATTGGGATGTCGCCAAGCGGTAAGGCACCAGACTTTGACTCTGGCATTCGTAGGTTCGAATCCTGCCATCCCAGCCAGTTTAAATTGCATACGGTTCGCTAGCTCAGTTGGTAGAGCAACGCCCTTTTAAGGCGTGGGTCCAGGGTTCGAGTCCCTGGCGAGCCACCAAAAATCCGGATGCCCATTTGGGCATCCGGATTTTTGACGCTCGCGGGACTCGAAAGATCAAATGCAAGGCTCCGGGGGAGCCTTGCCCGCCGGGGCTCTACCCGGCGGCACATCTATTTTCATTCCCGTTGGGAATGAAAATGCAAACGAGTCCCTGGCGAGCCACCAATTCGGAGATATGGAAGATAAACTTTAACAAAGTGTGTTTTTTCGTGGACTCTTTTAACCGTGCCTTGTAAAAAAATATGCATTATGATAGTATACATATATGATTAATAGATTATGGAGGATGGCATGAAGGTGTTTCACATTATTAGCCTTATTATGGGAGTTGGTCTGGTGACATCATCTATTAAGGCAATCAAGGAAAAAAAGTATTTAGATTTGATAACGCTATTGTTGCTGTTCATCTTTTTTCTCTTTTTCTACATATCA